CGTAGCCCTCGCCGGCGGCCTGCGCGACGGCCTGCCCGGCCTCATGCAGCGCGCCCTGGATCTCCTTGCTTTTCATCAATTCGTTGATGCCCTTCAGGTTGAGCACGACCTTCACGTTCGCCATGCCTCGACCTCCCCGGCGATTTTTGCCCTTGCCGCCTCGAACGCGGCGCCGTCCCGGAACGACTGCACGCCGTTCTCGCGCCGCTGCGGAGCGCCGCACAGCGCCTCAACGACCGACGCGGGCGCGCGCTCGCCGCTGCCGGGCCACAGCAGCAGCCCCAGCCGGTCGACGATCGCGGCGAGGAGGATCCTGTCGGTCCCGGCCTTCGCGCCGGCGAGGCTCAGCTTGATCCGCGCGTCGTCGCGCAGGCCGCAGAAAAGCGCCGCCGCCCGTTGCGGCGGCAGCGCCTCATAGTCGAGCACCCCGTAATACTCCGCGAAGTCGCAGATCAGGGCGTCCTCGTCCAGCGCCGCCGCGGCGGCAAGGGCTAAGATTTTTTTATCCCGGCGTCCTCCCCGGACGCCGCGACGAGGATCTCGCCCAGCTCGTTGAACACGAGCTCGACGTCGGCCCGTCCGTTCTCGTCCGCGAGGTGTCGGATGAACCGCTCCTCCTCGGTCTCGTCGCAGAAGACGCTGCCGACGAGCTCCAGGATCCCGTCGAGCCGCAGCTCCGAATCCGGCGCCCGCAGCTTCTTGTATGCCTTCAAAAAGCGGTAATCGGTCTTGATGCCTTCCGGCACCCGGAACTCGAACCCGCTGGACGTGATGCCCCTGACCATGCTGCCGCCTCCTTACGACGTGACGGTGATCGCCGCGCTCGCGGTCGCGCCGCTGGCCGGCACGCGCGCCGTGACGGTGCAGGTGCCCGCGGCGACGCCGGTGACCACGCCGCCCGTGACGGTCGCGACGTCGGTGTCGGAACTGGACCACTTGACCGTGCCGCCTTCGGGGGCCGTGGTCGCCGTGATGGTGGTCGTGCTTCCGGTCGCGACGGTGGCGCTGAGCTTGTCGAGCGTGACGGACGCGGCGCCGGCGTAAAGGATGTACTCGTAGTGTGTGTTGCCGCTGGTGTCCGGCATGGCCGTGATCGTGACGCCGTAGCCGACCGCCGCGCTGTCGGAGTAGGTGACGTCCTCGATCGCCGTGATCTTGCCGTAGGGGATCACGATGCGCTTGAGCGCGCCGTTCTTCAGAACCATGTCGACGACCCAGCTCGCCGCCTCCTGCTCCGCCGCGTTGACGGTGACCGCCAGCCCGGTCGCCAGCGCGCCGGTGACGTTGCCCGAGCCGAAGATCGCCTTGAGCACGTCGGCGCTCATCGCCTCGATCAGCGTGCACTTGAACGTGTCGACCTTACTGTCCTGCGTGGTGAGCACGGTGTCGCCGCCCCACGCCTTGATGTCGGTGGTCGCCAGGGCGTTGGAGTTGACGAGGCCGTCCTCGGAGATATAGCCCAGCCCGGCGAAGCCTGCGGCGAGGCTCGCGGTCGCGTTCGTCGGCAGCGCGGTGCCGTACGGTGCGCGGGACAGCGCGCCTCCGACCGGCGGCTTGCTGGCGGTTACTTTGGTTGCGTCCTGCATAGCTGCCTCCTTGTCAGTAATAAACGACAGCGTAGACCGCCTGATAGCGGTAGCGCTTTTTTCTGTCGTCCGTATAGTTGTAGCTGCTGTTGAGCTTGCAGCGCGAGACGCCCGGCAGCGCCGTCAGACCGCGCATCTGCGCGATCACGTACTCGCACAGCTGCGCGGCGCCGGCAAGCGTCGGCGCATAGCACTGCACGGCGAGCGTCGCGTCGCGGATCCCGGTGTCTCCGCCGCCTCCGGTCTTCTCGACGACGCAGTACAGCCCGCTCGCCGGCGGCGTCTCCGGCTCCTCGGCGTAGGTCGGCACGTAATCGCTCAAATAGTCGATCACAGTCTGTTCGATCATGCTGCCGCCCTCCTCATGCGCCGAAGGCCTCGCAGCGCACCTTGATGTGCCACGGGCCCGGCACGTTCGCCTCGACGCCGCTTATCGGAAAGCCGAAGGTCCTCACCGTCACCGTCCGCCCCGCGGGATCCGTCCATTCGACGCGCCTGTCGACCCAGTCGTGCGTGTCGCCCTTCGGCAGCGCCAGCCAGCACAGCAGCTTCTTGCCGTACATGTCCGTCGCCGTGGTGATCTCGTCGGTGGTCGGCTCGCCGACCAGAACGTTGTGCACCATGACCGGCGTCTCCCGCAGCACGGGCGCGTTGAACGCGTCCGTGCTGATCTGGTGGACCTCGTAGAGCGTGACGTCGATGCCGCGGATCATGAGCTCACCCCCGGCGCCGGGAACGGAGGCGGCGGCGCGACGAGCTCCTGCGTCGGCGAGTAGCTGCCGATGTGGTCGCCCACGCCCAGCAGCTTCTTCTCCAGCCGCTCCAGGTACAGCTCGCCGTTGCTGCCGCCGCTGGCGGTCGTCCAGCTCTGCGTATAGCCGAGCGCCGTCATACTGCCCTGCGTCGCGCCGATGGGATAGCCGCCCGCGTCGCCGTCGCCGACGGCGCGGATGACCATCCGGCAGCTGACGACCAACTTGGCGTTGGCCGCCGCGTCGCTGTTGTAGGCGTCGATGACGACCGCCGCGTCGTCCAGCAGCTTCGCGCAGACCGCCTTCTCTTCGTCTGTCATGGTCCGCGTCATGCGATCCTGCACGTCCTGCACTGTTGCGTATGCCGCCATCGCCGTCGCCTCACTTTCCGCGCTTCACGCTCTTTTTCGCGGGAGGCGTCGGGGCCTCCTCGCGCTTGACCGGCACAGTGGGCTTCGGAGGCGCGGCGAGCTTGTGGCCCGCCGCGACGTAGTCCTCCACCCGGTCCTCGTGGACCCACATGACGCCGCCGGTCAGGCGGTTCACCATGCGGATCATGGCTTACGCCTCAGGGATCGCGCCGGAGAGCAGGTTGAACATGCTCACGTTGGCGACGAAGCCGACCTCGAACTCCGCGCGCACGGCGAACATGTTGCGCTGCCACAGGTTGATCGTCACGCTCTGGTTGCTGGCGTCGAGGTAGGTCAGCGTGGCCTGATCGCTGAACGTGATGTCGATGTCCTGCGCAAAGCCGTACATCGCCTGCGTCCAGTCGCCCACGATGCCGACGAGCGCCGGCGTGCCCGCGCCCGTGCCGGAGCCTTCACCCGCGGCGCCGGCCTTGTAGACGCCGCGGCCCGCGTAGGTGGGAACGCCCAGGATGCGGGGGATCGCGCCGTCGGCGACGCTGTTGACGAACAGCGGCCTGCCGGTCGAGTCGGTGGCGGCGAGCAGGATGCCCTGCGCCTGCGGGGAGAGCGCGATGCCGTTGACGACGCCGCCGGCGGCGGAGACGTCCGCGTACGCGGCGACGAGGCCGTCGTACTCGGTGACGCCCACGCTCTTGATGATGCTCTGCGTGGTCGCGGCCGCGAGGTTGTCGAAGTTGTCGCCCGGCTTGTCGACCGCGCCGATGACGGTCTGGTCGAACTTCTGCGCCAGCGCGCCCGGCAGCCTCGCCACGATGTTGTCGTACAGCGCGGCGAGATCGCGGCGGAACTCGTTGGAGAACGGCAGAATCACGGCGAGCTTGTAGCCCTTCATGACCTTCATGCCGATGCCGGGATTCTTCACGGGCTTGGCGTCGGTCTCGTCGACCCACGCGGCCTCGGGATCGCCGGTGATGGTGGGGATGGAAAGGCCGCGGCCCGGGAGATTGATCCGGCGGGCGAGCTGCATGACGGCGCTCTGGCCGCGGGCGACCTGCATGACTTCCTGAGAGAGGTCGGTCGGCAGCGTGATCGCGGTGCGGTTGGTCTGAATACCAGTAGGCATAGTGTTATGCTCCTTTCAAATTCTTAAAGTTTACCCTGCGCCCACGCGGCGAACTTGTCGCGCGCGGCGCCCTGTGCCGATGCGCCCGCCTCGCCGCCGTCGGGCAGCGTCGGATAGCTCTGCTGGCTTTTGGCGTAGGCGAGGATCCCGTCGGCCTGCTTTTCGCAGGCGTCCTTGCTCTCCCCGGTCAGCAGCTCCGCCGGGACGCCCTTTTCCTTGGCCACGGTCTGCCGCAGCTCGCGCAGCTGATTGGTGAGTTTGAGCTGCGTCAGCTCCTCCTCGAGCTTTGCGGCGGCGTCCTGCGCCTTTTTCAGCTCGTCGGGGCTCGGCGCGCCCGCGCTGGCCTTCTTGGCGGCCTCCAGCTCGGTGAGGGCCTTGTCGAGCTGCGTCTTGAGCTCGTCGCCGCCCTTCTTGGCCTCGTTGATGTCGCTGCCGTTGAGGTCCATCAGCTTCTTGATCTGCTCGTCCGTGGCCTGGGGAAACAATGCGGTGATGTCGGTGCGCTTCATGATGTGCTCCTTTCGTAATGGGCTACGCTTTGTTGACGCGGGTCGCATCCGCCGTCCTTGATAGTTTTACGAGATCCCGCTCAGTTGTTTATCAAATCCCTCCGCCGTTTACGGCCGGTGGGCCTTGATCCATTCCCTGACCTCTCCCACGCGCTCCTCGTCGTCCCAGTAGGCGGCGCGCGCCCAGTAGCCGCGCCACGGCGTGCACAACGATCCGCCGATCAGGAAGTCGATGTGCTCCACGAGGCAGGGCTTGCAGTGCAGCACCGGCTCGTCCGGGTAGTACATCTCGAGGTAGCGCTTGAGGAACCAGTCGTCGCCGATCCCGCGGTTGATGAAGCTGCGCGCCGTGCCTCCGCCGTCTCCGCCGTCGCGGATCCACGCGGCGAGCGCCCGCGCCCGTCCGTCCGGGATCCTGATGCAGGGGAAGGAATACCAGAGGTTTTTCGCCTTCTGCACGCCCGTGAGGTTGGCGTTCGGGCCGCCGACCTCGTTCGCGAAGCCGCAGATCAGGCCGGGCGTGCCGGCGTACCCTTTGGCCCGCTCCATGAAATCCGTCGCCGGCAGCACGTCGTCCTGCAGGTGCCACGTGTCGCCGCCGCCGTGGCAGGAGGCGAAGCTCTCGCGGCACGCCCGGAGGTTGCCGAGCTTCGCGTTGTCACACCAGATCTGCACGTCGTCGGCGCCCTGGCGCCGCAGCTCGGGGACGAGCCATCCGGTCACGTACCACATGCGCGCGGGCGTGGCGTGGATCATAATCTGCATAATATCTCCTCGATGCGTCTGGCGTCTTCCGGGTGGTCGACGTCGCAGGTGTAGTCGTTGATCGCGCAGATCGTCTCGTAGTTGATCTCGCGCACGTTTCGCCCGATCAGCACCTGCCAAAGCTCCCAGGAGACCGGGTGCCGCCGGAAGATGCCGGCGTTCACGCTCGCCGCCACGTACTCCACCGCGGCCCGGAAACGCCGCTGGTCGACGACCTTGAACGCGTACGGCTCCGCCCATTCCTTGACAAACAGGGGCGAGAGGGGCGGCGTGGAGGCGAAAAACAGCACGTCGACCGTCTCGGTCCTGACGATCGCGTGGATCGCCTCCGGTGAAAACACGACGTCGCCCATTACGTAGCACGCCGGCTCGTCGGTCGGGAAAAATCCGTGCACCCACGCGCCCGTGCAGCTGTCGCCGAAGTCGACGAAGTCGTTTTCGTGCCGGAGCACCGGCGCGCCCAGCCCCTCGAAGCGGTCGTCCGTCGCGCTGATCGCGACGTCCTCGACGCCATTCTCGCGCAGCAGGCGGATCGTCCGCCGCACGATCGGCTCGCCCAGGATCGGCGTCAGCTGGCGCGGCGTCTCCCACGCTTTATTGACTCCGCCGCACATGACGATGTATTTCATACGTCGAATTCCTCCGCCGTGCTGCTGTTCAGCTCCGCGCGCTTCTCGTAGGCGCTGCGCTTCTGTTCGTTGATCTCCTCTTTGTTCTCCTCATAGAACTGGCGACGCATGGCGTTGATCTTGTCCTTTGGCGTCGTGCCCTCGGCGCCGTCGTACATGGCGCGGTACTTCGCCGGATCATAGCCGCGCACCTTCGTCAAGGAATCGAAGCGGATCGCGTAGGTGCAGTCGCAGTTGCTGTGGATGTGCTCCGCGTGTCCGTTCTTGATCGCCTTCTTGCTCGCCGGCTGCCATCCGCGCGAGGCGAGCGTGATGCAAAAGGCACAGGTGTCGCCCGCCGGGATCCACGCGAATTCCGCGCCGTCGCGCAGCGCGTTCTGAAGCGTCGTGTCGGCGCCCGCCTGCTTGACCAGTCGGCTCACCGCTCCGGCCATCTCGTCCGGGTTCTGGCTCTGCTTGGCCACGCCCTGCACCGTCTTGGCCACGGTGCCGTAGGTCGCGGTCCTCGCCGGCACCGCCGCCGGCACGGCGGCCTTCTCCAGGAGCGCCATCGCGTCGTACATCTCGGCGCTCAGCGCCGCGGCCGCCTCGCCGTACTTGGTGGCAAGCCCGAAGGCGTAGTCGATGAGCTGCTGCGTGTCCTCGTAGCCGTTGGCCAAAATGAAGCGCTTCATTGCCTCGGCCGCCTTCGCGTTGACCGCGGACAGCCGCCTGACGTAGGCCGTCCAGGCGCCGGCGGGGATCCATGCCATGCGTTACGCCTCCTCCAGCTCCTCCAGCACGGCCAGCCCGCGCGCGCGCAGCTCCTGCGCCTTGATGCGCCGCACGCTCGCCTGGTCGAAGCCGAGCATCTCCAGGAAGGTGTCCGTCTCCGCGAACGCCGGCCGCGCGCTGGCGATCTTGATCGCGGCGTCCGCCGTTACGCTGACGGACGGCATGGCCGGATTCTTGAAATGCGCCACGATGTCGCGCTCCGCATCGGTCAGCCCGTCGAGGTTGGTGTCGTGCGAGATCGCGAGCGCCATCTGCGCGATCGTCTTCAGCGCGGCGCCGTTCCCCGCGTTCAGCTCCTCGGCCATGCAGACCAGCGTCTGCGACTGCGCGAGGATCGCGTCGCTCGACGTCGGGTTCGCGTCGTTCACGACGCCGGTGTCGGTGACGGTCAGGCCCGTCGCCGCCGAGAACTGCGTGGACAGCAGCCGCAGCATGTCGACGTGCGGCGTGATCGTGCCCTGGGCGAGCTGCCCGAAGCGCACCTGCGTCCCGGTGTCCGGGTTGTCCGTCGCCGCCAGCATGTTGCCGACGTACTGCCGGAATTTCTGGTTGATCACCACGTCGTATTGCTCGTCCGTCAGACCGAGCAGATACTTCTGCGGCGCAGTCGAGAACTCCAGCCCGATCGTCGCGTTGGCGATCGTGCGGACGTAGCCGTCGATCAGCCGGCGCACCGGCTCCTTGATCCGCGAGCGCCCGAAGGGCTTGTCGCTCGTCGCGTTCCAGATCAGCGGCTCCATGAGGCAGCGCCCCATGCGGTGCGGATAGTAGCGCGCCGTCCACATGGCGCCCTGGCGCCGCAGCGCCCAGACCGCCGCGTCGGTGTAGTAGTAGATCAGCGACGGCGACCAGGTCGTCGTTCCGTTGTCCGGCGCCGTGTCGATGATGGCGAAGCCGCAGTCGATCCGTCCGAGGTCGCCGTTCCAGCGCGCCGCAGCCGTCTGCTCCGAGTGGAAGCGGATCTTGCAGCCGATCTTCGGGTCCTTGCTCAGCGTGGCGAACGTCGCGCCGAGCTTCAGCTCGTCCCGGCAGGCGTAGCTGTACTGACCGATCAGGCGGTTGTTGCTGACCAGCGCGTCCAATTCGGACACGTCCTCGCCGTCCGCGCCGACGAAGCCGTCGAACATGGACCGCGCCGCCAGCACGTCAACGCACTTCGCGCCCCAGGCGCAGCCGATCTCAAGCCCGCGCAGCCCCTCCGGCAGCGCGATCCCGAGGTTGACGGAGTCCAGGCTGATCTTGCCCTCGTAGTACTTGTTTTTCGTGGAGTTGGGACCCTGGTGTGCAA